ATTTGGCGTTCAACGGGGCGGTATCCAATATCCAGTATCTCCGTCATATGCTAATTTTCTTTCGGCATCTACGTGTGTATGGCATTGGAACGAGACCCAGGATATTGCCGCCGCGACGGGTACTTCTCAGTCCGGTTACAAGACATGCTGCGAGGTTCCCTGTGCGACTATGTGTAATAAGCGGCTTGAACTTGAAGGTTTGTGTGCTACTGCCGGTAACCTGGTTGCCGAAGCGTGGCCCGAGCTTGTAGCTAACTATCTGAACCTTATTCAGGTTGCGCATGATAGGCGAGTTAATGCCTGGGTCATCAATCAGATGGCGGGTACGAGCGCTTCGGGTACGTGTCCGGCTAACTCCCTTACTGTTTCGGTATGCGCTACCGGTTTGGGATTGGTTGCTCCGATTCTGGATGCCGTCGAACTCCAAGCGGTAGATTATCGGGCACGGTATGCCATGGGATCTCGAGCTATTCTGGAATGTGTGCTACCTGAATGGATTCTTGGTGGTGCGCGTGCTGACCTGAGTAAGCGTGTTTTTGGCTCTCCAGATTATGCATTCAAGATTACTAATACGAACATTGCTGACTGGTTTACAGTCCGTGATATTCGTGTTCAGTTTGTGCAGGACTGGCAGACCAACGCGGTTGGTTTCCCTGGCCAGGCAGTTGGATCTGAAATTACAACCTGGCCAACCACAGTTCAGTTCCTTCTGTACGCGGCGGGCACTTTCGGTAGGGGCAATGGCCCCGGCTTGGATCTGGGAGTTATGCGGGACAGTACTCTTAACCAGTCCAACGATCACACTGCTGCTTGGAGTGAAGAGTCACTACTCGTGGCGAAGTTCGGTCATGAGTCTCGTCTGGTCACTGTGCCGATCTGCCCGAACGGTACGGTCGGCGCGGCTAGCACGGTGACCTGCCCCAGCTGCTGATATATCGGATGACTAGGGTAACTTGCGGAAAGGGGTAAGGAGTGGGCATAAATGCTCGGCTCTTTGTAGATCCGCCGCAGGTTACCCCGTCTCCCTATGGGCTTTTAAGTGTGGTGGAATTCCGTCCCACTTCTGACTCCCATTGGCAGGCTGGGGTAACTTGGAATGATGTGTGTGGTGGTACTGATACAACTTTTGACGAGTGTATTTCGTCTTCACCGTATGCCACTGGCAATGGTGATAGGTGCGAAAATCCTCAGTTGTGCGTACCGCCGTATAAGGCGGCAACGGCAAGTAGATATTCGTACGGTGCTACACCATTCACTGTGTATGCAGAAGTAGACTGCTCTCCTGTAGATTTTTATGGTCAAGGAGATTCTCTAGTCCGTGCAGCTCTGACTCAACATGAATCGTGGGATGTTGAGTATGGATTCTGGACTGGTATTGCTGGTGGACAAGGCAATATTGTACTTCCGCACTTGGCATCTGATGCACAGATACTAGATACGGGTGTGCATCCTATTATATTGCAAATGGCTGCCACCACTGTCACAGGAGTAGGGCTGAGTCCACCGTGCGCGCTAGGACTGCTTGAGTCAGCTCTGGTAAATTGCCTTAATGGTGCTGGCATCATTCATGTTCCAGTCAGCGTGATTCCTGTACTTGCCGCGCATAATCTTATTTACCGTGATGGTACGCGGCTTAAAACTCATAATGGTAACCTGATAGCAGCTGGGGCAGGATATCCGGGTACAGGGCCGGATGGGGCAGCTTCACCTATCAACACGGCATGGGTTTATGGTACTGGCCCGATATTTGGGTATCGGGGAGATGTTGTTATTAATTCCCCCGCCCAATCGATAGATACATCTATTAATGATGTCAGACTCATTGCAGAGCGCACGTATGTTCTGGGGTTCGATTGCTGCTTGTTCGCAGCATTAGTGTGTACAGAATGTGAGTCGTGCGGATCCACTACGCCGGAAGTTCCGGAGTGAGGTGACAGATGACTGCATTGTGCGTATCTGCTATTCGTGGCAGAAAATTTAGGTTGATCAAACTAGATCCATGTGGTGCACCAGTAACTGGTGCGTCTAGTGCGGTTGTGGTTGGTGATGGATTTATCTCAGTTACGGCTAAGCCTGTATATGAGGATGGCGCCGAGCTTATAAAGAAAACAGCTTCGGGTGCTTTGTGTGTCAATGAGAAAGAGCCGGGTCAGCTCAAGCGGGTTGAACTGGAAGTAGTGGTTTGCACGCTAGATCCAGATTCTATCGTCATTATGACAGGTGACCGGTTACTAAGCACATCGGCTACCGGCATGGGAGTTGCGTTTTCTGATGCGCAGATTTCAGCTAGGTATAGTCTTGAAGTATGGCAGGATGTCTCGGGCAATACTGTCTGCAATGGTGTCAAACGATATGTGTACTGGGCATGGCCTAATGTGGGAAATGCCCAGGTTGGGCAGTACAAGATTGAGAATGCCGTTTTAGAATTTTCAATCTCCGGAGAGACCCAGGAAGCTTCCCTGAGTTGGGGTACGCTGCCTACCGCAGAGCCTCCCAATACATATTTGGATGACACGTTTGGTGCTACTGAGCACTATGCGTACAACGTTACTACGACGACACCACCCACGGCGGCATGTGGCGCCAGTTTACTTTCCTAAATATTATTTGGCTAGTAATGGCCGTAGGTCGTGTAGACGGCCTACGGCCTTACTGCTTTGGAGAGCATATATGACAGCGTTCAATTCTGGACCATGTGAGTCATGGACTCCTATATGGCAATGTGCGCTATCCACAGCTGCCTTGGCTGTGAGTGGTGTGGCTGTGCTGGCAGCTACAGAGGTAATAGACGCATTAACTGGTCTACAGTTTGGAGAGTGCCAGTTAACTATTCGGCCATGTCGTCGTCAATGTGATAATTCAGTACCGGGAAATTGGTGGGAGTGGGGACAGTGGCCTAAACCAATTTATTACAATGGTATATGGACTAATTTGACTTGTGGTGGTTGTACAGATAATTGCTCGTGCACTGCCATTTCAGAAGTATTCTTACCAGCTCCTGTGGTAAGCGTGGATGAGGTAAAGATAGATGGTGTGGTATTACCTATAACCAGCTATAGACTGGACAATTGGCGAAAGCTTGTTCGTACGGATGGGTATGAATGGCCGGCGTGTAATGATTTGAATTTGGATGATACTGAAATCAATACATGGTCGATAAAGATCACAGTCGGTAAAGTAGTGCCGACTATGGGCAAGATTGCTGTGGGAGAATTAGCTGCACAGATTGCAAAACTTCTTGCTTGTGAGACACAGTGTGCATTGCCAAAAAATGTACAGCAATTAATACGGCAGGGAGTGACTCAGAATTTCCTAGACCCAGTGAAAATGTTTGCTACAGGGCTGACTGGATTATATCTAGTTGATTTATTTATTAGAACAGTCAACCCTGATGCACTACGCTCACGGTCTCGAGTGTATTCGGTCGATGGTGATAACTACCGCATAGCAGGTACTTGATGTCTGATGTGTTTACCGCTACGGCTATATTCGAGATAGCCAGTGCAGTAGTGACGGGTGTGGCCACGGATCTAGCGCTAACCCCAGCTGGGGCACCTGATCGAATTGAGATTGTTAACGGTGCTGTAGCGTGGGATGAGTGTGCATGTGGAGATCTTTTATTGTCAGTGCCTCGGGTGTACTCATCTAAAGATTTTCCTCAACCTAACAGTGATTCTCGTACAAGATGCGTTGATGTGTTAATTGTGGCAGAGATGACATTGGATATAGTCCGGTGTGTCCCAACACCGGACGATAATGGTTCTCCCCCGACAGCAGCGGACATTATCGTTGCTGCTGCTACAGCATTTACAGATCTTTCTGTAGTGAGAGATTCTGTGAAGTGTATATTAGATGATCTTTTCAATACGGGTCAGATTCAAGATTACTTGGTAGGAATGTCTACCCCTCTAGGTCCTAGCGGTGGATGTGGCGGATCAGAACTTGATTTTTTTGTGAGTTGGTTGGGGTGTGGATGCTGATGGTAGCAGTGTCACATAGGTGGAACAACAATGGTGTACATGCTATGCTGACTGCCCCTAATGGAGCGGTAGCACAATTATTGTTACGTAAAGGAAAGATGGTAGAGACAGCTGCTAAACGTAATCTCAGGTCAAACCCTACACGCGTAAACAGTGGTAGATTGTTAAATTCCATTCAGGCCAGACTAGTAAGGAAAGGTTCCGCCGGAATTGCATGTGATATAGGTACGGATGTGTTCTATGCACAGTTTGTACACGATGGTACTGGCATATACGGTCCTCGAAGTCGACGTATTGAACCTGTATCTCGTAAGGTATTGAAATGGAGTGGCCGGAGGGGAGATACATACTCTATGTGGTCTAATGGTATGGCTCCTAATCCATTTTTGAGAAATGCATTACGAGCGGCTGCTAGGTAGTCAGTTGACAGGTTCGTTATTATTGATACATGATCAAGGAGTTTGGGCGACGATCGGGATCTGTGCAGTTTTCAGTGTATGGTGTGGTTTATCACGCATACCCAGAATTGCCAGATGAGGCATTTCATTTGGTTGTCGGGATGCAAGAAACTACAGATAAACTAACGTTGCTAGATAAGATTTTTAGTATTGTGCTGTTACCAGAATCTGCACAGAAATTTATAGAAGCTTCCACGGCGGAAAATAATATAGGGCTTATGTTGAAGATCGAAATTTTTGAATGGTTGATGGGTCAGTATAGTGATCGCCCTTTAGGGTCATCTTCGGAATCTTAGCCAATCTAACTCAGGAGAAATATTGGTTTGAATTTGACGGGTGGTGCGCAAGTCGCGGAGTAGATCCCAGTACATTAACATTCAGGAGATTGCTGAATCTAGCCCATTATTATATTCTGCAACAAGTAACTACTCCGTATACTGAAGAGACATTACAAGAACGAAATCGTATAGTGCGGTTACTGACGACAGGGGAGGCAGTCCGATATGCCACGCTAGATGATGGTCGTGAGCTGCCTATCCCCGAATGGTGGGTTGATGACGAGAACAGTGCTGCATCTTCCTTGCGCGCTATAGACGAGATGGGTGGCCATGTCTGAGGTACTTGACACTGCAACTGTACGAATTGAACCAGATATATCACATTTTCCCGCTGAGGTTCGGGCGGGAGTTCAGAGTGGTATGTCAGGCGCTGTGGCTGAAACTAGGTCTGCTGAAGAACGTATGTCTCAAGCGCTTCAAAGACTTGCAACTACCGCAAATGCTCAACTTGATTCTGTCTCGCATGCAATGCATAATATCGGTGCCACAATGAGTTCTAGCACTGCCCCTGCCATAACCGCAGCAGCAGCACAGTTTCGAGAGCTAGAATCTCGCACTAATCAAGTTATGTCTGGTGTTCGGGAAGCTGTACAGCGAAACATGGCAGACGCGGCATCTGGTACGCAAACATCTGCACATGCTATGTCCAATGCTGTACACGAATATTCCACTACTGCGGTTACTCAGCTTGATTCGGTAGCTAGAGCCGCGCGATCGTCTGCCGAGTCTATGCGGTCAAGTACAGATCCAGCAGTACGGAGCATGGCACAGCAGTTTTCACAACTAGAGCAAACAGTTCGGCAAGTATCTTCAGCAATACGAACAGATGTTCACAGTGCGGTAACAAATGCGTCACAGTCTACTACCACAGCTGGCAACTCGATGCGCGCCACGATGTCACATATTGCGACATCCGTTAATCATGCAGTGACATCTGTTCGTGGGTTTGCTGGGCACTTTTCAGCAGTGACCTCTGCTGCGCACCATATGAAAGAGGCTGTCACATCGGCATTCAGTAAGATATCGGGCATACTGACAGGTTCATTGACAAGCGGATTCCGATCTATCATAGGGTATGCACGTCAGTTTGCCACCTTAGGTTTAGAGACATATGCTTCGTGGGAAAATTCACAGTTGGCATTGCAAGCTTTACAGGGTAGTATGGAAAAGGGTAACGAGACATTCCAACAATTGCAAAAATTTGCTGAACTGACACCATTTGAGTTTAGTGACATTCTTGGCCCATCCCAACGATTCTTAGTATTTGCGGAACGTGTTGGAATGGCTAAAGATCAGCTTGTACCATTTATTACTGTTCTTGGAAATATGGCATTTGTCACTATGTCAGGTGCGTTTGGAATGGAACGCGCCGCACTGGCTATGCAGCAAATGGCCTCGCGAGGAAAAGTTACCTTGGAGGACATGAACCAGCTAAATGATGCATTTCCAGGATTTAGCGGTGTTCTGGCTATCGCACAGGGCATGGGACTTAAAGAAGCTGACGTATTGGATAAGATTACCAAGGGAGAAATAGATACAGCCGAAGGGCTTAAGTATGTTATGTCAGGGATGCGGACATTTCCTGGTGTAGCAGGGGCTATGGAGAAAGCGTCAAAAACTCTTGGTGGTCAGTGGTCCACATTCCAAGATCAGTTAAAGAAAGTACTAGTACAGGCGGTTACTCCTTTAGTACCTAAATTAGAGGAATTGTTAGCTTTTGTATCTGAAAAACTTCCATTGGCTTTAGAGCATGGTGGGAAGTTCATTACTGACTGGATCACTCGTTTCAAGCATTTGAGGCAAGAGTTTGAGACTACCCCATTAGAGGATAAGCTGAAAAAGCTTGCGAGTGTATTCATGACTGATGCCCCCAAGAGATGGAGTGATGCGCTACACAGCGTCTTTAAGGTAGTCACAGACCATAAAGAAGAGATCACAAACTGGATCCTTATATTCGCTAAGCATATTGAAAGTTTGGCGGCAAACCAATTACCTAAACTCATAGAAGTACTGGCAGCTATAGCTAATGCTGCGATTCACACTTTCCGTGTGATTGCGGAAGTTAGTCTATGGCTGAACAATTTTATTCTAGATGTAGCTATTAGCATATTGCGAGGAATGGAATTTGCTTTCGGGTGGATTCCTGGAATGAGAGACAAGTATGAGAAAGCAATTGCAGCGACACAGAACTTTAGAGATCGTATAAATACTAGTATTAGCGAGATATTGGCTGCGAAAGAAGTAACAGTAAGTTTCAATGAGGAAGTGGCAGTAGCACAGGTTAATCGTATCAAGTCCGCTGTGAGATCCATTCAAGACAAGACTGTGGGTGTACATTTCAATGTTGACTGGGGAGCTCTTGCAGGTGCGTCTCCCTACGCTACTATGCGGCAATTGGGTGGTTATATTTCAGAGGGTCAGTTAGCATGGGTGGGCGAGGCCGGACCTGAACTTATTAGGATTCAGAATGGTATCGGACAAGTCATGTCCCACACAGAATCTGTCCGGGAAGTACAGCGTAATTCTTCAGAGAACCCTGTGTACTCTCCTAACATCACAGTGCCTGTAACCGTACTGTTAGACAGTAAAGAAATCAGTGCTCAGATTATTCTTGATCCAGTACGTATAGCCGCTGCGACAGATGAAGGTCGACGCAAACGTAACTTTATTTACAGTCAGCGTATGAAGGTGTGACCATGGGATGCACGACACCGCGGGCTATTTATTTTGGCTCTCCAGGGTATCTCACTACAATTGATTACCCACGTGAAGGTATCATTGCCGACCGTACTCGGTCAATCGCGGAATTCGCATTAGACGCAGGTGGCGAGAGAGCAACATTCATGCCTGGCGGTAGACGACGTTACACTCTGGTATGGGATGCTCTTACCAGTACGTCATGGTATACCCTCTGGGGGTATTATCATGGACATAATGGACAAGGACCATTTGTCATTATCAATCCTGGTACAATAAATTTTCTGACTGTAAATCAATCATCTGGAACATCAGAAACTAACGATACATCAGGATTTACGGTAGCTGGCACTGGGGGTGTAATTGCCAGTCAGACTACGACAGTGTATCAAGGATTGCGAGCTCTGTCCTGGACATTTGGAACAGCAACTCCAGGTGTGTCTACACTGACGCTTAACACTCCCTCAACGGACTGGACGGGTATACCCGTATATCCTGCATTGACATATTCATTTAGTGTTCAAATCAAGCAGTACGCCGTAGGTGCAGTTACTCTTACTGCTGAAATATTGTGGTACAAGGCAGACGGTACGGCCAGTACAACGCCATCTAGTTCAGGAGCCTCCCTAGCTTCGTCTGGAGCGTGGCAGCAACTTTATGTGTCTGCGGCTGCCCCTGCTGACGCTGCCTTCGCCTTGTGCCGTGTGGAGGCTACCAGTGCCTCTATCGCGTTGAACGAGTCGGTAGCTCTCGATGCATTCCAGTTCGAAATCTCTGCTGCGCCTACCATCTGGACTCCTGGTAGCGGGATATTACCAGTTGTGATGGTGACGTTGACAGGCGATCACCAAATGTATCGATCCAGTACAAATCGGCTAGGACCCACTCTAGTTCTTCAAGAAGTAGGTGGGTGATATGCAGTCGGACGTGAACATTACGTATGTTGGTGCAGGTGCGGCAACATCAGGAAATAATGTTTCTCTTACTCCCGCCTTACCGACTGCTGCTATCGCGGGAGACTTATTACTGATCTGGACGAGTATCAGAGGGACTACCAAGACAGTTAACACTCCCGCAGGGTGGACTGTACTTGTAACGCTAGAAAACGTTACACTACTCGCTCGTATTATGATTACGGGAGACGTAGCACCTACTGTGACGTTTACGGGAGGAGCTGCGGGAGATACCACCATTGCCCAGATGTGCGCATTTCGCGGGACCTTGACGGATCTAACAACTATAGTCCATACATACAATACTGTGATTAATGCATCTTCACAGAACATATTCT